ATTGAAGAAATTTTAAAAGCTGAATCTGCTAAAAAAGAAGAAGAAGGTAAAGAAAAACAGTTAGATGAAAAACTAGCTGATATAGAAAAAGTATTAGATAAATAGGAGGATAAATGGCAACCTCTGGAACAACAACTTTTGAATCAGGTTTTTCTATAGCTGATATTGTAGAAGAAGCTTATGAAAGAATAGGTATTCAAGGTGTGTCAGGTTATCAATTAAAAGGTGCAAGACGATCTTTAAATATTCTTTTTCAAGAATGGGCAAATAGAGGTTTACATTACTGGGAAGTTGGTAATAATTCTATTACATTGGTTAATGGTCAATCTGTTTATACAATGTTTAGATCAACAGCTGATGGCACTTCTGATGCAACTTCAATTTATGGTGTAGATGATGTATTGGAAGCAGTTTATAGAAACTCATCTTCAGTAGATTTTCCTCTAACAAAAATTAATAGATCCGCTTATCAAGGTCTTTCTAGTAAAACAGATACAGGTGTTCCGACACAATATTTTGTACAAAGATTTATAGATAAAATAACTATCACTTTATATTTAACTCCAGGCTCAACTGAAGCAGGAAATACAATTAATTATTACTATGTAAAAAGAATCCAAGATGCCGGAGACTATACGAACGATGCAGATGTACCTTATAGATTTGTACCTTGTATGATTGCAGGTCTTGCATATTATTTAGCAATTAAATTTGCTCCACAAAGAATTGAAATGTTGAAGATGTTATATGAAGATGAACTTCAAAGAGCTTTAAAAGAAGATGGTTCTTCATCAAGTTCATTTATAACTCCTAAAACTTATTACCCAGAGGTTTAATATGGCTTTAAGTAAAGGAAAATATGCTCAGTTTATATCCGATCGTTCTGGTATGGCTTTTCCATATTCTGAAATGGTTATAGAATGGAATGGGTCAAGAGTTCATATTTCTGAATTTGAAGCTAAGCATCCACAATTAGAACCTAAACCACACACAGGTGATCCACAAGGTTTAAGAAATGCTAGACCAGATAGAACTGAGCCTGCTACAGAAAGTTTATTACCAGGTAATCCATTTGATATTACGTCTGGATCTGCAACAATTACAGTTACAGAACCAGGTCATGGAAGAAGCACTTCAGATATTGTTGTATTTAGAAATGTAGATGGTTCACCTGGAGGTATTTCATATACAGTGTTTGAAAATGCTAGTGGATATGCTATAACAGTAGTTGATATTAATACATATACTTTTACTTTAGGAGCTACTCCTACTGTAACTGAAAAATCAGGAGGAATGACTGTGACTGCAGGTCCAGTTACATTAACACCATAATGGCATACACTTTAACAAATTTACAAGATGATATAAAAGATTACACTGAAGTGGATAGTACAGTTTTTTCAACTGGTGTTTTAAATACTTTTATAAAAAATGCTGAGAATAGAATTTACAGAGATTCCGATGCAGATGACAATAGATTTTATGCAACTTCTAATTTGGTCACTGGAAACAGATATGTAACTATTCCAGGAGATTTAAGAGTTATTAGATATGCTCAATTAAAAGATTCAAATGGTAATCAAACTTTTTTAGAAAAAAGAGATACTTCTTTTATGTCTGAATATTATAACACACCCGGCACACAATCTGGATTACCTAAATATTATGCTAATTGGGATGCTAATTATTGGGTTGTAGCACCTACTCCAGACGATACTTATGAAATTACTTTAGCTTATATTAAACAACCAACTAGTTTGACAGATTCCAGCGTAAGTGCTATAGGTACTTATGTATCCAACAAATATCAAGATTTACTTTTGTATGGATGTCTGGTAGAAGCATATGGTTATTTGAAAGGTCCTGCAGATATGTTGCAGTTTTACGAAGGATCTTATCAAAGAGCATTGCAATCGTATTCTATCGAACAACAAGGTAGAAGACGGAGAGACGAGTGGCAAGATGGGATCATTCGTACTCCTTTAAAATCGGAATCCCCATCGAAATACTAAGGAGAAATAGATATGGCAAATATAGTACCTGACTCTTTTAAAACAGATCTTTTAAAAGGAACGTTTAACTTCGATAGTGGAGGAGACACTTTTAAAATCGCTCTGTTCACATCATTAGCAGGTTTCAATACTAGTACTACTACTTACTCAGGAGCAGCAAACGAAGTTGCATCTGGAAGTGGTTATACTACTGGTGGAGAAACTTTAAGTAATACAGGTGTAGCTGTAGCAAGTAACATCGCTTACTTAGACTTTGGTGATGCAACATGGACGTCAGCAAGTATTACTGCAGTTGGAGCTTTGATTTACAAAGATTCTACTAATGAAGCTGTATTAGTTTTGGATTTTGGCGGAACTAAAACATCAACAGATGGAGATTTTGTTGTTGTATTCCCTGCTAACGATTCATCTAATGCTATCATTAGACTAGGCGACGCGTAATAAAATAATTGGATAGTAGAAATGGCTTTTATACTTAACGACAGAGTTAAGGAAACGACCACAACTACTGGAACAGGAAATATTTCATTAGCTGGTGCAGTCACCGGTTATGAAACTTTTGCAAGTGGAATAGGAGATACCAATTCTACTTATTATGCAATATCCAGTAGTGGAAGTTCCGAGTTTGAAGTAGGAATTGGAAGTATAACCGCAGGTGCGCCTGATACACTTTCAAGAGATTCTGTAATATCTTCATCTAATTCTGATAGTTTAGTTAACTTTTCTGCTGGAACAAAAGATATTTTTTGTACGCTTCCTGCAACTAGAATTCCATCACCAGTTATGGTGGCTCAAGATTTTGTAAATACTCACAATTCGACTATTTCTCAAGATCAAACAATGGATTCAGGAATATTAGCAGGGCCAGTTGATATAACAGGTACTTTAGGTATTACAGGTAAATTAATTATATTGAATTAGTATCTGTAATGTAGTATTAAAACATAAGGTTAAAATATGAGTGAAATTAAAGTAGATAAGGTAAGTCCACAATCAGGAACTAGTTTTACACTAGGAGATAGTGGTGATACTTTTACTGTACCTTCTGGTGCTACATTAGATTTATCTAATGCTACTGTTAGTTATCCAGCAGGCACTAATTTTAGTACTGATTGGCAAACTGTTAAAACAGGAAATTTTAATGCAACAGCTAATGAAGGGTATTTTGTAAATACAACTTCTACAGCAATTACAGCTACTCTACCTGGATCACCTAGTTTAGGTGATACAATATCATTCATTGATTATGCTGGAACATTTGATTCAAATAATTTAACAGTAGGTAGAAATGGAAAAAATATAAATGGAACTGCAGCTGATTTAACAGTTAGTGTTGAAAGAGCTGGTTTCAGTCTTGTTTTTGTTGATGATACACAAGGTTGGTTATTAAAGGATAAATAATGGCACATAAAAATTATAATTACATATTAGCTGAGAATTGGGGAAAAGGTTTTATTGAAGCTAATGATAGAAGAAATTTTGAAATAAGAGAATATCCAGGAAATATCTATCAAGTCCCTGCTCACAATAAAAAAGCTAACGCATGGATCAATGAAGTTTTAGGAACTATTAAAACAAAAGATGAAGCTGAAACTATTGTAAATGCTGAGATTCAAAATTATCAAACAGATTGGGATAATGACAATATTGATGGAGAAACAATAGAACAAAAAAATACTAGAATTGGTGAAAGACCTATGCTAGAAACATTAGAGGAGTAATAAATGGCAGACTATACAAATGAAAAAGGACAAACGGTTATAGCAACAGCTTCTGATCCTGCTAACCCAACTGAAGGGCAAATTTGGTATAATAGTACTTCAGCAACTGCAAAAGTTAGAGTTTATGTTACTCCAGCTTGGGCTAGTGGCGGAGATTTGAATGTTGGAAGAAGAGGCGCTAAAGGTAACGGAACAAGAACAGCAGCTTTACACGTTGGAGGATTTAATCCAGGTTTTTTTGCAAATGGTAAAACAGAATCTTATGATGGAACATCTTTTACAGCAGAAAATGATCAAGTTAATCCTTCAGGTCCTCTAGGGGGATCTTTTAGTCAAGCACCTCAAGGAACTGCAGTTAGCTTTGGAGCACAACCGGGTCCAAATTCAACACAAACTCAATTATGGGATGGTACTTCTTGGTCTTTAGGTAATACCATGCAAGTTGGACTTCAAAAATCATGGGGTATGGGAACTAGAGATGCAGGTTTAGCAGCTGGAGGTTTTTCTTATGATGGAGTAAATCCTGGAACTGGTAATTATTCACAAGAATACGACGGAACTTCTTGGGCAAATGGAAATAATATGGGGACACATATAAACAGTCATACAGGAGGTGGATCTCAAACAGCCGCTTGGTGTGCAGGATATGTTACAAACGTTTTTGAATATGATGGAACTTGTTGGTCAAATGCACCAGGAGTGGGGCCTACTCAACAACTTATGGGAGGAGCAGGTCCTCAAACTGACGGACTTGTTTTCGGCGGACAACCTGCTACTACTACAACATCATTTTATGATGGAACTTCTTTTACTACAGGTCCAACTATGAGTTTAGCAAGATCAAATGGTGGCGCTGCATCAGGGACAGGTCAAGGTTCTGCTTTAGCAGTCGGAAATGGTCCAAATGTTGTTACTACAGAAGAATTAGATGGAGGATTTCAAACTCAAAGTATAACTTCTTCATAGTAAATAAAATAATAAGAAAGATTTAAATGTCAGATTTAATTGTAAAAAAAGAAACCAAACAGGTTTTAGAAAATGAATATCGTTATTTAGAAGATGTTCTAGATAAAGATGATTTAGAATGTTTTAAACAATTGACACCGGAATTAAAAGATACTTGGAGTAAAAAACAATTATTTAGAACTGAAACAGAAATGAGAGTTTCTGTATTAAATGATTATAAATTTCCAACAAAAGCATCTAAGTATTGGCAATGTGTTAGAGAACAAGATGTTCATTTAGATTGTTTATTATCTCTTTCTATAGAAAATAGAAAAAATGACGTAAAAATAAAAAAACTACAAAAAAGCATTGAAGAATGTAAAGATGAGTTAGATAAAGAATTATTAAAAATTGAATTAGATGAAAGAATATTAGATTATGCTAGAGTTAAAAATACTGCAAGACATAGAATAAGAGAAATACGATTATGGTCTAAATTAAAAGAAGAATTAGATGATGGAACTTTTGATACAAAAAATCCTGATACACATAAACGAGAAAGTTTAAAATCAATTATAAATAAT